TGATCACCCATCACATCATATGGCCATAAAGCCTACGACACATTGAACACAAGGTCTCAAAGTAGTCTTCAGCCTGACCAGTATCTACAATATTTCTATTGATTAACTCCCGGCAGAAAGTTGTGATCTCAAGCGCTAAGAACTCAGGCACCAAACGTCGGTAGTAAGCATTGCCCTGAAACTCAATTGCCTCAAGCGACACCTCACCCTCACTAATCGTTGCTACGATTTCAGCCTTACTCAGCCGCTTTCCGTTTTTGCTAACGAATCCGCTAAGCTCGGCTAATCGGCCAACCTTGTCATACTTGTACACATCATCTTTCATGCTCCCATATTCCATGAATATCCCAAAAAGTTCATCATTACTCTTAGGTACTACAACAGGCTCCACTGCAGTGACTACTGTCTTGAAATCGAGCAGCCGCGTCCATTTATCTTTTTCAACGGTTGGGCCAAATTCAAATGCATCCTCAGCAAAGCGTAAAGCCAATTCATCTTGCCTAATCAATTCAAATGAATATTCCTCTAAGTCCTTACTCAGACGTCTAACATAATCGCGGCTTGCCTTAGCATCTGGGACAACATTCTTTACCCAACCCTCCTCGATATCAGGAACCTGATCACGCAAACGCCACACATTCCCGTCACCATCAGGTATACCCAACCCGCCATCATCTTTGTGACCGTGGATTATTTGCTTAGGGATTGACAACCATTCGACACCTTCCTTGATTTTAGTCCAATGGCTGACACAACACGTGACAGCACCTAGGCAAAACTCTTCCGATACACCCCGCCTCCGCATTTTTGCCACTTGGTCTAGCAACGAATACAATCGCTCCACTAACTTAGCATTTCCACTACCTTCCCAGTCACCAGCAACGAAACTGGCCAGTGCCCGTGTTGGACTAGCGTACACACGTCTATTGCTAATAGTGTTCCTAAAAAACTCAGACCGCTTCCCCACCATCTGTTTCCATTTGTTAGCGTTGAATAGCATTGAATCCATGACCTTTAGTAATTTTTCGCCATCTGTTCCATCACTCAACATTATGTCAATATCATCGCCTCCGTGGTCTATCATTAGCACTGGTCTTGTATTGTAAAGCCTCTCGTAGCTCATTAACGCGACATCTATGTACACAAAGTTTAATACCGAATTTATCCAAGTTGTGCCTCGCCAGCCAGAATATAGACCTTTCCATATCTTATGCCTCCTACCTTCCCTATCCTGCAATTGCATATGGTACATTCCCTCTGCTATTGCGTCAACAAACATAGCGTAATCGCGCGGGGCGTTGACAGTTTTATTTAGCTCCCTGATCACTGCCGCCATCTCATCAGCTGAGTGCTGCTCGTTGAAGTCCGCCCAATCATACAAGAAATGGTGAATCCCAGTGGCCATCTTCCGGTCAAAATTTATTATCGCATCATCAGGTATAGTGTTAAGCCTAACGCTTCCTATCTGGGATTGTTTTTCTGCGACAGTCAATACATAGCAGAAAAGAAGAAAGTGCACAAGGCTGCCCGGTAACAGAACGCGCTCTTTGCCTCCTGTTTCATACTTAATCATGCACTTAGTCACATTAAATTCATCTAACGTTATGCCTCCAATTGCATCCATCAACTCATGCATTTCAAAAAAGGATTGTTTGTTGTGCCGATTCTGAATCTCTGTGAGCGTATTGTGGATCACGTCCAGAACATGTGAGTAGTAGCGCTTCTCCTGCGGTTCTATCAAGTTTTTTACTAAGCTACCTTTAGTTAGCCATGTCTTCCGTAGTTCGTAGAAATCAAAAAAATCCTTGAACCTAACCTTGCGTGGCTCAGCCTTAACACGCATGTAAGCTTCAGCAACCGCAACTTCAAAGTCGCGATTGTATTGCGCACGTGTAAACATGTCGATGTCCGGATCATATGACAAGTGTTCAGACTCGTAGCTATCCGCTTGCCGTTCTTCAACCACCCTCGCTTCATCAATGATGTATTCAGCACGGCCAATCAACAAATCCATATACATTAGAGATTGCCGGTCCACTTCCGTTATCTCAGTATTCATCACAAACCTCGATGTCCTAATCAGTGTATGCAGGTCCTTCATGATGCGCGTCCATGATCGGTGGTTTACAGCATACCACTTGTAGAGGAATTCAGCCACGCTAGTATACACGCCTAGTCCTACCCAATGCGAAATCAAAGAAGCAACAAACACCTGCGGCGCCCCAACCTGGCGCTCACCGATCCACAATATCTCATCATAATCCCAAATATCGAATGTCTCTATCAGGCGCCTAATGGTTAAGTTAGCGCGTGACATCTCTTTTGGACTCCTAGCTGGGAAGACCTCCAACATATCACCTTCCAAATTGAAGCCTACTGGTTCGTTTGACACTGGTGGTATTTCAGCCAGCACCTTGACCCAGTCCAAAATGGTAGTCCCGAAATCATAGGCTGTCTTGAGTGAACTCAGACTTACAAAGTAGTCGACACACTGTTTTGGAATTTTCCCAGCTTCGTACAATCCCACCAGATCAGATATGTCAACTTCTCGACCTGAGGTCTTACCGCTGACTACCCAGTCCGGCAGATCTCGATGGTAATGAGGGTTGTTGTAATATACTTCATACTTGTACGGGCAGGCAATCGGTAACTGGTTGGCATTATGTAGCCGCAAAACGTGCGCTTCAACCTCAGCATTACTGCTGCAACGACGGCTGTTGTCAATCCTTGCCATGAAGTACGATTGTCTGCTCATCCTCGAAAAGTGCTGGCTCACATGATCACGCCCTTTTATGTTGTTCTCAAATGTGGCTTCATCCAGAACGGCCCCGCCCATCACTATAGCACCTAGCTCCAGCGCTGTCTCCTCATGGTGTACCAGGAGCACGATAGGCTTAGAGTAGTCTAGAAGATCAAGTGTTTTGTTCATCCTTGCATACCACTCGTTATTGTGCTGAGTCCATGTGTTGTATCCGTTCATAATTTGAAGCCGTTTCTCTAGGTAGTAGTCGTGTTCCTTTTCACTAATCAGGTAGTCGACATCGATCAGGCCGTACCTGTGTGAAAGATACGTCTTACCGTGTCCAGCAGGCAGCACTATCGCGAATAGATTTGTGCGTTCAATGCTTTTGTACCGTGACATAGAATCTTTGCGTCTGAGTGCGTAATCAACCCCAGCCTTGTTGCTCCCTAATATCTTCTGCTGCTGCTTGCTGTATTCAGCAAGAGCTCGAACTTTCTGATTTTTAGATCTCCGTCCCTTTCCATTCCCTCTGCCGATCGACGGACTCAGCTCGATCAACTCGCCCAAACTTGTCTCTTTTATCGCCGGACTCAATCTCCTCTCCTTATTCTTGTTGTTGATGTGTTTTGACATTGTTG